GTGGCCAAGATACTCGGAGTGTCGGTACGCACGGTTGCCCGGTGGGCCAGGGATGGAATGCCTGTTACTCCGAAAGGAGATTACGACCTTTTAGAGATACGGGCCTGGCGTGCGCTAAAAAATAATAAGAAGATCGTCCAGGGCGGAAAAAAAGACAAGCAAGAGGTTTGGGATGCTAAATTCCGGGAATACAAAGCTCGGTTGGCCGAGATCGCGCTTAAGAAGGCCATGGGAGAATTGATCCCGCGTGAAACCGTAGACCGCGACTTGGTCCAGATAAGCTTGACTGTTAAACGTTCTTTCCTGTCTCTACCGCGGCAGGTGGCTCCACAGCTAGCTGGCCTCGAGCCGCGGCAGATCGAAGCATTGTTATCATCCAGGATCAAGGAGATTATCGGAAAATTCGCCAATGGGAAGATATTTACTGAAAAAACCAAGAAGAGGAAGAAAAATGCCGAAATTAGCGATACCGACAATCTGGAGTGAGCACATCCAGGAGGCCTGGCGCCTTCCGGAGCAGATCACGGTTTCGGAGTGGGCCGATCGTAATAGGGTATTGGACCCAATGACATCGGCCGAGCCCGGGCAGTGGCGCACCGATCGCACGCCATACCTGCGTGGAATAATGGACGCTTTTATCAATCCCCTGGTCGAGAAGATTACGATCATGGCGTCTACCCAGGTAGGCAAGACCGAAAGCCTGATCAATATGCTGGGGTATGTTATTGATCAGGACCCTGGTCCTACACTTATAGTTTATCCCCGCGAACCTGACGCTAAAACGGCATCTACGACCCGTATTAAACCAATGATTACGCTATCTGCGGCGCTTGCGGAACACCTGACCCCCGAAAGTGACGATCTGACAAAAATGCAGATGAAGCTCGACCGGATGTATATATATTTCGCTGGAGCTAACAGTCCCGCCGGACTTTCAGGCAAGCCAGTCAGGTATCTATTCCGCGACGAAACCGATAAATACCCTAAATTTTCCGGGGAAGAAGCGGATCCGCTGGAATTATCTTCTGAACGTACCCGTACTTACTGGAACCGCAAGATCATAGATGTTTCAACCCCCACGGTCGAGTTTGGATACATCAATCGAGAATATAACCAATCTGACCGGCGCAGATATTATGTGCCTTGTCCGCACTGCGGCGGCTATCAGGTATTTGTCAAGGATCAGATTAAAGTTCCGGAGACGGAACGGGATACTGAACGCATCAAGCAACTGCGCTTAGCCTGGTATGAGTGCATACATTGTAAGGGTCGCATAACCGACATCATGAAACAGAACATGCTTCTATCCGGAGTATGGCTTCCGGAATCTATCGAGCTTGAACTTGGAGGGAAACTTCCGGAACCGCTCGATATACCACAGGTTTCTCATGTGGGGTTCCACATCAACGCTATCTATTCGCCTTGGCTGACCTTTTCCGAGATAATGGCCAAATGGTTTGCGGCTCAGGACCGGCCAGAATTGCTTATGAATTTTATCAACAGCTGGTTGGCCCAGATATGGCAGGAGAAGGTTGAAGTGACCTTGCCCGATCAGTTACGCAAACTCTGCCGACCATATAAGAAGGGTACAGTTCCGGATGGGGGTATTATTCTGACTGCCGGGATTGATGTGCAGAAGATCTATTTTGGGGTAGTGATACGCGCCTGGGGCCCGTATCCACACTCTTGGTTGGTCCGGGAGGAGATCGTCACTACGTGGGACGAGGTCAACGCCGTGGTTTTCGGTACCCAATATGATTCATGTATCCCAGGGATAAAGCCTTTTGGTGTCCGATTGGCCGCTGTCGATACCGGATATAGGACCAGCGAGGCCTATGATTTTGTCCGTGAGCATAAACAATTCACCCGCGCGATCAAAGGCAAAGATCAGCTGACCGGCGTTCCTTACAAAGTCACCAAACTTGAAAAATACCCTTCAGGCGCGGCTATCCCTGGAGGGTTGCTTCTCTGGTTTTTGGATACGACTTATTTCAAGGACAAGATATCTTATCTGGTCCAGCCCAATAATGCCGCATGCAAATGGAACCTGTATGAGAATCCCACGGAAAATTATTTCAACTGGTTTTGTTCGGAGTATAAGGTTATCGAGCGTGATAAAAAACGTGGTACGGTGCGCGAAGTTTGGCAGCCTATTCGCCCAGGCAGTAAGAACCATTTCTGGGATGCCGAAATTTACGCCCTGGCGGCCGCGGAAATGCTAGGCGTGCATTCTTTAAAAGAAGAACACAAGCCGGTGCCGGAAGTTGACGTTTCTGGGCGGCCGCAGGAAGAACCCAAACCTTCCTGGATACCCAAGAAGTCAGGATGGATAAATCATGGCTAGTTGGATTCGTCATTCTCCTGGATGGCTGAGAACAGTTCCAAGGGATACGCCCCAGGAACATCCTGCAGTTGATCCTGCCATCCAATCCCCCACAGCCATCGCCCCGCAACAATATGCCATAAAATATTTCCCCCTACAGTGCCCTCTATGTGGTACCAAAAAACCCAAGACATATAGCACGCGCCTGCCGGTCAGATATCATAAATGCCGGAATCCTAAATGCGGAATATCATTTAAAAGTATCGAGCAAAAAGTGATTTTTGATGAAAAACCCGCCCAAAAAGTCGTTACTACACTGTAGTAACGACCCCCTTTACAAAAAGAAGAACAGGTATAGACTAAAAGTAGAATAAATTTAATCCGCCGACGGGCGGACAATCGAAGCGGCAGACTGGTGCCAGTTCCACTAGTCTGCCGCTTTTGTTTTGACCAGGAGTATCGATGGCCTTTACCACTTGGACAGCGTTAAAAACAGCAATTCTCGACGGATTAGCTTCTGGGGCAGTGCTTACCAGTTCATATACGATCAATGGCCGCACAATAACTTTTAGGAATTTTAAAGAAGTTACGGACTACCTCGGTTTTATCGATAGACAGATCGCCGCCGAAAGCAAGATTGGCCGGACACACGCTAAATTCGTGGATGCCGGATAAAATTTAAAAAGGATCAGCTGTGGTCAAAACCGACAGAACACCTAAAACGATTTCCGAAAAGATAGACGATGTAGTCGGGGTTTTTTCTCCGCGACTTGCGGCTCAGAGGAAATTTTTCCGTTTTATTGGAAAAGATATGCTTAACGCTTACCGTGGGGCCGAAAGAGGGCGCTTACGAGGGTCGTGGATCCCCGGCGGAGGGTCAGCTGACCAGGATCTGTTATATGATCTACCCATTTTGCGCGAGCGCAGCCGGGACCTGGTGCGCAATGACGGTATCGCCGCGGGGGCTGTCAGTACCCAGGTGACGAATGTGATCGGCTCCGGTATCCGTCTGCAGAGCCGATTGGA